ATGTATTCTCCGACCATATCCATAAGGTCCATGCCTATGTTTTCTAAAAGAGCAGTCTTGCCCATTCTGCTTCCCTCTAGGAAACCCTCTGCATAAGAGACAATGTTGTTTATGTCTTTCATAAAGCTATTTGTATTAAAGCTTACCTGCATTATAGTTCTATTCCCTGATTTTCAGATCTTCTCAAAATAACTTTGTAAAAGTCTACTGTACCAAAAGGTCCAAGCTGAGGTTCGTGGGTGGCTATTTCAAACAATGTAGACAGGCCGATTCTTGGTCCTGAAGTTTCTGTATATATCGGAACCTGGAATTCATCTCTTATGTTTGTTACAAGAATGTTTGTCATTGCTTTGTTTTGACCAAGACTGGTAACTCTAAGGTCCGAACGGACTCTTCCCAACAACAATACATCCTTAGACATATTTATATTTGTGTCAAGCTCCTCTTTTACCCTTCTGCCACCAGCAGCAAAATTACACGTAGTAACTCTATCTAGAGTCCATGCTTTGCTAACCGCACCATAAGATCCCTGCTGCACTTCTGGATAATAAATGTCTGCGTATAGTGGATAGACAAATGTTATGCTATTGCAAGTATCCATTAAAAGATTCCTGGCTTAAAGGCGTTACCTCTGTGATTATTTAAAATTTTATCTACAACAAGGTTTCCAGTACCAGAAAGAAGTTGCGGGTCAAAGGTCATGTCAAACTGATCAGTCTTATACTTTGTAACAAAATTTCTATAGTATTCGTTACGGTTGCACTTTATGTCTTCAATAAGCATTGCAACTGCAATCTCAATTTCTGGAGGGACGGCTTTGTATCCAACATCAAGAACAAAGATGTAATCGTATCCTCTGGGGAACCCTACACCACCGCCACCGTATGGACCTATATCTCCATAACCTCGTGGTAGCTGCAAGGGCTTAGACTCACTCCTGTTAAAGATCTCCGATGAATACCTAACTATTGCTGAGTTGTTTACAGAAATGATAAAGTGGTCTGGCCAACTTTCACGAGTATCTTCATCAAAGACTAGGATGTTGTTTTCATAAACCTTAAGAACCTTCTTAACCTTATGCCACATGGGGTAATAGTCTGTTCCTTCCCCTATGCCCTCTACAACAAGCTTCTTATTATAGAATCCTTCTCCTGCCGCTGCTCCATTACCCAGATACCCATCAATTATTGACCTAGCAACAATTTCTAATCTTTTGTACTCTGCAATTTCTGATGCCGTTGTGCCCAAGGTGTTTGGATCTATGTATGGGCGATAGATTGTGAGGTTTTCATCAACAACGATCTCGCCCAAAGAATTTATTGCCCTAAAGGCAAAGTCTCTGTCAAACTGAACTTTTGCTCTTGGTAACAAGTACTCTATTTTAGACTCAGCGTCAGAAGTAATTTCTGATATCTCAACGGAGTTATCTACGACATCTTCTACTTGAATTGTGTAGACGGTATCGGCCTCTGGGACATCCCATGAGGTTACGATTGGATATGGGGGGATTCTTAAGATCTCCATTAAATACCGAACTCCTTAGCGACCTCTAGTGGAGTAACAAGTCTTGTGTGATTTCTCGTTAACCACAAGTCTGCCTGATCCTTAGTCATAATATTGTAACCCTTTGATACCCTGCCAACTTCTTGCCAGAATACATTTCGAGAAGAGTAAATAGCAACCTTATCGTAAACATCCTCTACGACAACCTCTGCTTTCTTAAATACCATTCTTCTCCTTGGGTCTACTCTTATTATACATGATAATTAAAATAAAGAAGGAGGGCAATCCGTTAAGATTACCCTCCAACTTTTTTAAGTAGCTACTGTTTAGGAAGCTGCCTTGGTTGCGAACGAGATAGCATCTTGCTCTTCCCAGTTAAGTCCGAAACGAACGAATACTGTGTACTCAATCGTGTCTTTCTTGGGAACATAGAAGCGGTTAACTGTGATATCGCGCTGGAAACCCCAAATACGGTTCTGAGGGAACGTAAGGTCTACGTAGTCTGCAGGGTAGTAAGGAACTTCAAGAACGGGGATACCAAGAACGCGAGTCTGACGTGCGTTGCCAAAGGTCTGGCTGACTCCACCGAGGTATGAACCACGAGCAGCTTCAGTTGAACCAAGAGCGTCAAAGACAGTACCGTTGTTCTTTACGATGTTAGCAAAGGTGTCCGTACCAGCATAGAACTTGAGTCCTGTCTGGATAGCACGATAACGACGGGGGAGTCCGAGGATAAGCTTCTGCATATCGTCAGTTGTCCAGTCAGCGCCAGCGGAAACAGCAGCTTCGTTAGCAAACCCATCGGCATTTGCACGAGCAATGAAGCCGTCCATAATTCCGAGGAAGTCGTCGCTAGTGTTAGTGGTGTCTCCGTTAATTGCGAGGTCCTCGATATCGTTACCGAAAGCCGTTGTCATTAGACGAACCAAGTGGTCCTCTAGTGCTCCGCCTTCAATATTGTCTTCGAGTGCTTCTGAGGAAACTTCCCAGTCAAGACGAAGCTTCTTTGTAGTAAGCTCCACCTTGCTGAAGGTAGCTCCAGCATTCTTGAATGATGCGTCTCCCTGATTGGCTGCACGAACAACGCGCTCTCCAACGTTAACCTTTTCAAGTTCCATTGTGTTAGCACGCATAGTTACGCGGCGACCGTCATTGGCGAGAGTAGTAGCGTCCCAGACATAATCGATAAATCGACGAGCCTGTTCTGGACGCAGGATACCAGCACCTGGGTAGTTAGGGTTATCAGTAAATGATGGGTTAACTGCGTTGGGACCTAGAAGGGACCCGTACTCTGCTTCTGCTGGAGTGTTGTTACCAACAAATGCAAATGCAGGATCTGAAACGCCACCAATACCACCTGCAGCAACTTGACCGTCCGAGTTAGGAAAGCCTGTTGTACCAGGAATATTTTTAATAATTTCTTCCGACATATATTTCACCTCCCAGTGAGTTTTTGTTTTTAGTTCAGTAGATCGGCTGTTGTGAGGAAACGTCCGCCCCATACTGATTTTTCAACCATTGCTGGTTCCTGTACGATCTCGCCCAGATCGCCAGACTTGCGGAAAGCTGTGTCTGCTTCAAGAGCATTTACAGACTTTCCAAGATTTTCAAATCCATTCTCAGCATCGGCAAGTTTTGCCTCTGTCAATTCATTAGACTTTTTAAGTGAATCAATGTCGGCACTAAGGGCCTTAATCACTGAAACGATGTCTCCCAAGGCTGATGAAAGAGTATCCTTAAGGTCTGCTATTGCAGATACCTCGTCGGACTTCTTAGTCTTCATGTCCTCGTTAGCCTCTTCTTCAAGAGTCTCCACTGCTTCAACATCTTCGTCTTCCGAGTCTTCTGCTGGTGTGGCCTTTGTAACGATTTCATCTACCTTGTCTACATCAACATCAGCATTTGCTGTGTCAAGTTCGGTGTCGGTAGTTTCAACTATGGCATCTGCCTTGGTAGCGTCTTCAACTTCTACATTTGTTGTATCTGTCATAGCACTTACCTCCTTATTAATCTCAGTTGAGACAGTACCGTTGGCACTATCCACTAAGAATTTTATCATATCAACTTTTTCGCTGTCATTCTTTTCTACAAAGCCAATGTTTTGCATAGGCTGTCCATTAACTGGACTGTAAACTTCTTCTTCTTCTGAAAGAACTGCAAGGCCAGAAGCTTTGTCATAGAATACGTTTTCAATCTCAAGCTCAAAATTATCGCCTTTAACTGTGCTAGCTCCATCTACTTTTTCAACAGAAATGATACTTGCAAACTGGTTTGCTGGATTATCAACAAGAGAAAGCTCTACTAAGTCATAGTCTTTAATTATACGAATGGCACAATCCATCTTTTCATCGTAGGCATCGTCCCACTTGTTCATTCTTCCGCCAATAGAAAATCCTGTGTACGTTCCGTCAAGAACCTTTTCCCAAGCATCCTGTGCACCCTTTGATACATATGCGGATACATAAACACCAGAGTGAAAGCTCTTGGTCTCTGGATCAAAGTACTTGTCTTCCTTAAATGAAATCATCTTACCTACTGCTGAGGGCTGGTGCATCTCTCGGATGTTCCCTCTAAACTTAGCAAAAGCACTTAAAGATGCTTCTGTGGTGACGATATCGTTTTGCTTGTCGATATTGTCTAGCGTGGCAAAGCCAGAGACCATACGGCGTTCTTGATCAACCTTACTGAAAGGCATAGAGATGCGAACGTTATCGCCCTCTGATTCGAAATGTGCTTTTTGAATAGTCATGCTAATCTAATTATAAACCCTTTTTTTAAGTTTCTCTACTTTGACAGTATACACTACTTTATTCAGTAGTGCGTCCTTCACCCTTTGGAGCGCGGCCTGTTGTGGCTGTTGGTCCATCGGAAGCTCCAGCAGAGCGTTCTGCGTCCCTTGCACGAGTCTTTCCAGCAACAGCAGCAGAATCTGCGGCAGTGCGAGAACTCATTTCAAACGGCTCATCCCCACCCTTGCGAGGGGGAAGGTTTATAGCATCACGAGCTTCGTTAGGCATCATAATTTGATTACGAACATAACGTTCAAGTATCTGAGATTGCATACCTTCGTCGGTAAGAGTTAGCTCGTTAAACTTAAGTTCTAGAACATCTGTCTTTTCCTTAATGATCTTACCTAAGATTTTCTCTAGGTTTCTTTGAGCTGGTCGTGCAACTTGTTCTTTAAATGTACGGTCTTGCGACATGGCTGCTGCAATGTTAGATGCGTCGCTACCGCCAAGCTTTGATAACGGAACCTGGTGAGCAATCAGAACATCATCACGGTTTTGCTTTCGGTACTCTTTAAATGAACCATCCTGAATTCCATTTTCAATAGGCTCCATCTTAAATTCAACCTTGTTGTTATCCGAATCTCCTGGAAGAGGGATGTAAAGCGTTCTGTGAGACTGCCCCTTGAGACCTGTCTGCAAGAACCTAAACATTTTATCTTCTGCGTCAGAGGATAGCTGAGCACCCTTCAAAGTAACCACATATCGTGGAACTGCTTTATTTGAGAAGTAATCAATATTGTACTGAGATGCCAGGGCGTCACCAAGAAGTGAAGGCATAGCGGCAATAACGTCGGGAACACCATAAAAAGTATTAAGGGGAGAGTATTCTTTAATGTGGATAATTTCGTTTGGACGAGGATCATCCGTAACGGGGCTAGGGTTTGTTTGACCAAAGTTACGAAAGTAAACTACTTTGTTTGCAATTATTTGAACAAATCCATCGTGTAACCTACGAACACGGATAGTCGTTGTAGGGATGTGACCTAGATAACCAATCTGCCCATTGACTGTTCTGCCAATTTCTAAGTAACCGTTTCCAGTTGCGTGAACATCCGTAAAGACCTTCTCTAGAGTGCTTGTAAAGCTTTCTTCTGTATTGAGACTTTCTATCCACTCCCTAAGTTCCGTTTTAAGGTTTTCAATTCTCTTTCTTGCACGAGCTGTGGCATCTTCATTCTTAGATCCTTCAAGCTTCATGGCTGCTCTAGGAGAAATAACAAAGTCATAACCTAGGCCAACAGTGTTTTCTACTTTGGCATCAATAGCTGCGTGGTTAGCGAACGAGGTATCGTAGTAAGATGCCAACTGGTAGACATCGTATGGTGG